GGTCTTGAACTTACTTCGTCAACAGGAACAATAGATCCTGCAGATCAAGTAATGGGATTAACAGGACTAGCAGCTACATCAGCAGTTGGATCTATTTCTCCAGCAGATGTAATGGGTCTAACAGGAGTTTCAGCTACTATTAGTTTATCACCAATTGGCGTGGTGCCTCTAGGTTATGAAGCAATTACAGGCACACAAACAGCTGGATATAGTACGGTAACTGCAACGCAAACAGCGAATTATAGCGCCGTAAATAGTGATACATAATGGAATATGTATTGACATTGCATATAAAACAAATTAAAAAAAGATAAATTAGGAGATTTAATAAATGGCATCAACTTATACACCTCTCGGCGTAGAACTAATGGCAACTGGCGAAAACGCTGGTACATGGGGAACGAAAACTAACGCTAACTTACAACTTTTTGAACAACTTACTGGTGGATTTAAACAAGTATCTATTGCTGGTGGAGCACAAACTACAGCTTTAACAGTTGCAGACGGTGCAGTAACTGGAACAGCTCAATTTAGAATGATTGAGTTTGCAGGAACAATAACAGGAAATCAAATTGTAACTATTCCTCTTGATGTAGAGAACTGGTATTTTTTAAGAAATTCAACTTCAGGTGCTTACACAGTACAATTTAAATATGCCTCTGGATCAGGAGACACGTACACATTTTCAGCAACTGATAAAGGCGACAAGATTGTTTATGCAACATACAATGACTCAACTAATCCGGACATAGCAACATTAGCAATTGGTACAGGTATATCAGCTGTTGTTGACGACACTTCACCTCAATTAGGTGGCGATTTAGATGTTAATGGACAAGATATTACTTCAGCATCAAACGCTGATGTAGACATTAATCCAAATGGAACAGGTAATGTAGTTCTTAAAACAGATTTAGTAAGCATAGGTGGAGGCTCAGAAGTTGGTCACGTTTCATCTAATGGTGCTTATGATTTAAAATTAGACACAAATTCAAGTACAAATTCTGGCTCTATTATCATTACGGATGGTTCAAATGGAGATATAACAACCGCTCCAAATGGTACTGGTGCGGCAAAAATAACGAATAATGCTGGAACAAACCAGAGTACCCAAAGAATAACAACAGACGGAAAATCTATTGCATTGTCTTTAGTTTTCGGTTAAAAAAGAATTAGGAGTAATAAAATATTATGGCTACACCAAATTTAGTTAACATAGCAACAATGACAGCTAAGAATGCTATGGGTAATTTAGGAGACACAAACAGAACAACTATGGTAGACGTTACAGCAGAATACGCTGCCAAAGTAAGTACAATTTTAATATCTAATACAGACGGAACTAATGCATGTGATGTTACACTCGAAGTCAGCAATGACAACGGAAGTACATACTACAAAATTGGTAGTACAATCTCAGTACCCGCAGATTCAACATTATCTTTTTTAGATGCAACAGGACCTATTTGGTTAGATGAAACAGATTTATTAGCCGTTACAGCAGGAACAGCCAGTGATTTATCTTGGCATGTTTCATATGTTGAGATGGCAGATTAATATTAAGTAATAAGACAGGAGTAAAAATATGCCAAGAATTATTAAACCCGCTACAGGTTCTTTCACAACAGCATCAGTTTCTATTGATTCTTCAGGAAGAGTTTATTCAGCAGCCACAGGTGCTGCCGGAGGAGCAGGTTATATACCCACTTTTATTGCATCAAATGACGGAAGTGGAAACCATCAAGTAAGTAATAACACAAGTAAAATCCTCGCCTACGTAAGAGGCGGCGGCGGTGGTGGCGGCGGAAGTCGTCCAGGCGGCGGCGGTGGCGGCGGCGGTGGCGGCGGCGGTTTTGGTTTTTGGAATCACCCAGTCACTTCAGGAGAAACTCTTGCTTACACTATAGGTACCGGCGGTGCGCATGGAAATATTTCACACAATGCTGGTATACGAAATGGTCAATCAGGTAATGCTTCAACTTTAGATTCTAATTTAACAGCTAACGGCGGAGGAGCAGGTCCCGCTGGAGGTAACTCTAATGAACACAATAGCCCTGCTGGTTTTGGTGATGCACCTGGTGCAACTTTTGATGTAAGTAGCGCAGGAGGATTTAATGCACTCCCTGGTGGAGCCCTTATGCCTCCGGAAGGTATGGCCACTCCTACAGGCGGAACAGTTGTTTTCGCATCAGGAGGTGGTGGTAGAGGATACCCTGGACAGACTAATGGTCATGACGGATCTGTTGTTATTTGGGAGAACATCGGATAACAAATGGCAAAAATAATTTTTAGGAAAAACGGAACTTCACTTTTAGACATAGTTGCATTAGTTAAAACTGATGTTGATCAAGATTATGTAACTGGAAATACACCGCTTTCACAATATCACTTTATAGATATATCTGATTCAGATTTTGATGCAGTATCTGTTTTAACAAAAGATTTTGTAGCTGTAGATGTAGGTAATAATTCAGCAACATTTGTAGAATGTGAAGACAACGCTTATGGTGACGATGTTGAAAAAGATGTTTTTACAAACAATCTGACACAATTGATAGATCTATTAACCAAAAGAACTACAAGTAAACCAAACCACTCAAATCATTCTAAAGCAGTTGCATGTTTAGATTATCTTAAAACGATTGATGTAGATAGTTTGTCGTATCCCACGACTGATGTGATGAGAAAAATTTTGGCAAACGGTACACCTATTAATGTTAAGTGCTTATAAGTTTTAAGTAATATATATTAAGTAGTAAAGTTATAAAGACAAGAAAGATACTTATGTTTAAAGACAACATTATTAAATTTATATATCCTAAGGAAACTAAAGAACTATTCCAAGATGTCTTTCCTATTCCTACCAAACAAAATATTCCCGATTGGTTTAAAAAACTAGAACATACTAGAGAGTCTAGAACTATAAAAGGATGTATGCCTTTTTTAGATTCTATCACTGCAGGGTATATTTTGAGGATGCCTCAAGATTTTGCTATAAGACATAATTTTCTTAATGAAAAAACTAATAAAATAGATACTTTCTTTAATTGGTCAACGGGGATTCATGGTTCTGTTATAAACGATTATAATTTAAGATTGAATCGCAATAGCACTCCCGATAATCATTCAATAGGACAAGTTGGTGAAGAATGTCCTTTTAATAAAAAAAATAAAAATCTTCCCTTTTATAAAATACTAAATCCTTTTAGAATAGAAACAGCTAAAGGTTATTCTTGTTTGTTTGTAAGTCCTTTAAATAATAGTGATGATAGGTTTAATATAATCTCTGGAATTGTAGATACTGATAGTTATGCAGGTGCTATTAATTTTCCTATAATTATTAACGGAGATAAATACCCTAATTTAGACACAGTTATTGAAAGAGGTACTCCGTATGTTCAAGTTATACCTTTTAAAAGAGAAGCTTGGAAAATGAAAATGGAAGAAGAAAAATCAGTTGCAAAAAGTTTAATCGCTTATCTACTTTCTAATAGAACGTTTACACATATTTATAAAAAGTTTAATTGGAGTAAGAAAAAATGGAATTAAAAGACTACATAAAAGTTTATGAAACTTCACTTAAACCTGAGATAATAGGTTCTTTTATTAAATACTGCAATAAGATAGATTTTAAAGCAGGGAAAATTGTTAACGAAAAAGGTAAGGAGACTGTAGATAAAAGCACAAGGAACACTAACACATGGTTTTTTACAGCAGGCACCATGACAGATATTCATTGGAAAAATTTTTGGAACACTGTTATAATAAAAGATCTTTATAATACATATAGACAAACTATTAAATTCAATAAAGGAAATTTAGGCTGTAGTGGTTTAACAGATTTGCAATGTTTAAAATATGAAGAGGGCGGTTTTTATGGTCCTCACATTGACAATTTTACTTCAATTCCAAGAACTCTTTCTCTTATTTATTTTTTAAATGACGACTATGAAGGAGGAGAACTAAATTTTTATTGTCCTATTACTGGAGAAATAAATAAAACAGTTAAACCTAAACCCGGAAGAGCTATTGTGTGGCCATCTAATTTTTTATATCCACACAGTGTTACTCCCGTTAGCAAATCAACGAGGTACGCACTAGTCGCATGGATCAGATAAAATACAAAGTTATACCTAATATTCTAAATTCAGAAGAAATAAAACTTGTAAAAGATTATTGTAAGACACAACACATCAATAATAAAACTTTGGAAAACATGGATATGATACAAAATAATTGTGGGGATACTTGTTTTTATAAAGATCCTCTTATGGAATCTATTTTGAAGAATAAAAAAGAAATAATTGAAAGAGCTTTTGATAAAAAACTTACCTCAACATACACGTTTTGGAGATGTTATACATATGGCGCTGAATTAAAAAAACATAAAGATAGGGAATCTTGTGAATATAGTGTAACTTTGTTTATTGACTCTGATGGTCAAGACTGGCCAATCTTTATGGACGGAAAACCATTATATTTAGATCCTGGAGATGCAGTCGCCTATAAAGGTTGTGACCTAGAGCATTGGAGAGAACCATACAAAGGAGATTATCATATACAAGTCTTTTTACATTATGTAGATTCAGAAGGACCTTATAAAAACTTTAAAGGAGACAATAGAAAGGAAGGTGTTAAAAGCCTAACCATTGAACAAAAAGAAAAATTTAAAAATGAAGAAAAAGGGATTGACGATTTAAACTTATAGCTTATGAAAATAATACAAAATAAAAAAACAGGATCAGCTAAAATTGAATTTACCAAACAGGAAATAAAAATCCTTAATAAGAAGGGATTTTTTTATTTGCCAGCAAAAGCTATGAAACATCTAACAAATACCTTTGCTATGATGGCTGCTGATTTTAACGAGAATTTCAATAAAAAGGAAAAAGATCTTATGACCCACTATGATGAGGAGCTAAAAGTCAAATAAAATCCTTTTATCATTGAACGATCTATAATATAGTCCTTGTATGTTACAAAAATTAGGTTTTTTACCAGGGTTTAATAAACAAGTTACATCTACTGGAGCTGAATCTCAATGGACTGGGGGAGAAAATGTTCGTTTTAGATATGGTACACCAGAAAAAATTGGTGGCTGGAGTCAGTTAGGAAATGACCAACTAACAGGTGTATGTAGAAAACTACACCATTTTGTTAACTCAGATTCAATAAAGTATGCTGCTATAGGCACTAACAGAATTTTATATGTATACTCTGGAGGTGTTTTTTATGATATTCATCCTCTAGTCAATCCATCAGGAACTGCTCTTACTAGTTGTTTTAGTACCACTAATGGAAACCCAACTGTAACAATTACATTTAGTTCGCCTCACAGCTTTGAAGCTGGAGATATTATTTTATTTGGAGATACAACTACTTTTTCAGCAATTACTAATTCAAGTTTTGGAGCTTCGGATTTTTGTGACAAAAAATTTATGGTTACATCAGTCCCTGATTCATTAACTATTACAATTACAATGCCTGGTAATGAAACTGGTTCAGGAGCCACAACTTCTGGAGGCATAACTTATTATCAATATTATCATGTTGGCCCTCCAGAACAGGTAGGAGCTTTTGGTTATGGTATATCTCTTTGGGGTGGTAACGTTTTAGGTTCTTCAACTACAACTTTAAACGGAGCTTTATCAGCAAACGCATTTGGAACAGGGGGTTCTGGGACAACGATTACTTTAACTAGTGTAACCGGTCTACCAACTTCGGGCACTAATTATATTCAAGTAGGAAGTGAAGAAATATCTTACACAGGAGTTTCAGGAAATACAATAACAGGAATTACTAGAAACGTTAGAGGTACGTCAAACGCTTCTCACAGCGATGGAGCTACCGTGACTAATACTTCAAGTTGGACTGGATGGGGATCAACAGCAAATAACACTGATACAGTGCTTGATCCAGGTCTATGGTCAATAGATAACTTAGGTAGTAAACTTATAGCCTTAATTCATAATGGTCAGGTTTTTGAATGGAACGCTGATTTAACAAATGCTACAGCCACAAGAGCTACTATTATTACAGGTGCACCAACCGCATCTCGAGATATGTTAGTGTCAACACCTGATCGACACTTAGTTTTATTTGGTACTGAAACAACGATTGGAGATCAATCAACTCAGGACGATATGTATATAAGATTTTCAGACCAAGAAGATATAAATACTTGGGCTCCAACATCAACCAACACAGCTGGTACACAAAGATTGGCCGCCGGATCACGGATCATGGGAGCTACTCTTGGTAGAAATGCGATATACATTTGGACTGATACATCTTTATTTACAATGCGTTTTGTTGGGCAGCCTTTTACATTTGCGTTTGAACAAGTAGGAACGAACTGTGGATTGATTGGTATGAACGCAGCCGTTGAAGTAGATGGCGCTGCTTACTGGATGTCTGATAATGGTTTCTTTAGATACACTGGTAAATTAGAATCGATGGACTGTTTAGTTGAAGACTTTGTTTATGATGACATTAATACAACATCTGGTCAATTAGTTTATGCAGGTATAAATAATTTGTTTGGTGAAGTAACTTGGTTTTATCCAGCGTCTGATTCAAATGTAGTAAATAGATCAGTAACATATAGTTATCTTGATTCAACATCAAAAAGACCAATCTGGTTTACAAATGCAAATTCTTTATATCCAAGAAGTGCATGGGAAGATTCTGCTGTTTTTGGTTTACCTCACGGTACGGCATATGATGCTAGTACTGATACATCGTTTGATGTAACTGGTAATACCGAAGGAACTACAATCTACTACGAACATGAAACTGGAGTTAATCAAGTTACCAACTACAATTCAACTACGACAGCTATTCCAGCAAACATTACTTCTGGAGATTATGATATTACACAAAAGGTTATTAGAGGAGCTGCGAGTACTTTAGCGGATCTTAGAGGAGATGGTGAATTTATAATGAGGATAAGTAGAATTATTCCTGACTTTATATCCCAACAAAATAACGTAGTCGCTCAACTCGATGTTCGAGATTATCCTAATGATTCATCTGCAAGTTCACCTTTAGGGCCTTTTACTTTAACACCTACAACTACAAAAGTAGATACACGTGCTCGAGGAAGAGCCATAGCATTAAAAATATCTAATACCGCAGTAGACACATCGTGGAAATTAGGTACTTTTAGATTAGACATACATGCTGGAGGAAGAAGATAATGGCAAAGATAGTACAAACATTAACTCGAGCTAGTAATGAATATGAACCAGATACGGCTCAATCTTTAATAAGAGATTTAGATGCTGTATTAGAAAAATTAAACACAACATTTCAAGAAGAATTAAAACAGGAAATAGAAGCTAGAAGTTTCTTTTTAGATTAATGGCAGTAGTAAACCAATATAAATTTGTAGGAATAGATAATGATACCAGTAATGGAGAATTAAATCCTTTTGGATCTGGTAATCCTTTAGTAAGTGAAACATATGTTATTAAATCTATTTTAGTAACTTCTGCTGGCACTCCTAGTCCTATTGTTACAAATAACTCTATTACAGCTATTAAATCAGCAGCCTTAACGGCTAATGTAACTAAAGAATTATTAACCCAACCGTTAATAGTAGAGGGTGGAAAAACCCTTACAATTAAAGCAGGCAGCGCAGATTCATTTGATATGGCTGTTAGCTATTTAAACATTAAGAAAGAGGTAACTACATAATGAGTGAAATAAAGACATTACTCCCAAAGGAGATAATAACCACTATAACAAACAAAAAAACAGGGGAGATCTATAAGGATGAACAAGCTTTAAAGTTAGCTAATATTCCTGAAGAAGACGTCAGAAGAGATGTGAAAGTGATAATGCCAGCTCTTGATTTGTTTGCAAAAACAAAGTAATGTGGGAAACCCTTAAAATAAGACAAAATTATGGCAATAACAGATATCAACATTTCAGAAGAATTACAGACTAACGCACCTAGTATTAAATATAGGGGCAATCAAGGTCCTAAATCTCCTCAAGAACAAGAACAAGCTCTTTTAATGAGACAATTAAGAGCTGAGTATGAGAGATATTTAGCACAAGCTAACCCAAATGAAGTTTTATCTTTTCAAGACTGGTATAGAATGAGTATTGAACAACAAGCAAAAACACGTGGACCTAGAGCCATGGCTGCTTATGGCGGAATCATGGGTGTTGATGGAAGAAGACAATATGGTTTTGGAAGTTCACTTAAAAGTTTTGTAAGAAAAATTATACCGAATGAAGTAGCAAAGGTTGCAGAAGTTGCTGCACCTATTACAGCTGTTGTAGCACCTCAGTTTGCTTTACCTGCAGCGATAGCTGGAGGACTAGGTAGTTTTGATAGAACAGGAAGTATAACTAGCGGACTTAAATCTGGAGCCTTAACTTATGGTCTAGGTGCATTGTCTCCTGGATTACCTGGAGTTAGAGATATGGGACCTCAAAGTAATATATTTACTAAACAGCCTTTTGATGGAAGATATAATATTTCTAATTTATTTAAATCTAAAGTACCGGAAACTCCCGTTACTTCAAAAAATACAATAGGAAAAGATCCAATTATAGAAGCTATTAGTAAAGGTTCTGATGATATTGATGAAATTTCATCTGTAGTCTCAGAACGAGTAAAAGACATAGCAAAACCAAAAAACACATCAGGAATTTTAAAAACAGTAGGAGACCTTATGTTAGACAATAAACTTATAACAGGTCTTGTAGCGGGTACTCTAGGAGCTAGTGCTATGATGGGTAATATGGAACCAGAAGAAATACAAGATTTACAAAGAGGCGATGGTTTAGATGTTGAAGCTATCAGAAAAGAAGTTATTACAGCTATGAAAGATCCAAGTGGTGACGCACTAAGAGCTATTAGAATTAAATATCCTTTCTTAGGAAAAAGAGATACTAAAGATTTATCTGGTTTAGCAGAAGGTGGAAGAATAGGTTACGCTAATGGAGTTGGACCTGTTCTAGATGTACAAGAAGATGATTTAAGTATTACAGACTTTATGCAAGATCAAGGCATTCCTCAAGGTCAGATGGCATCTATGCCATCAACATTTAGTGAACTAAATCAACTGTCCATAGATTTATTTGGTAGACCATACGATAAATTAAATGATAGTGAACAAGAAATACTTATTGAATATTTTACAAAAGGTAAAAAACAAGGTGGGGAAGGAGTTATGGCAGCTCAAGGCGGAAGAATAGGTTTTTCTACTGGTGGTGATTTAATGATTAATCCTGATAAGAACAATATAAATTATAACGATCCAAGAAATATGAATACAGAAGATTTAATTCTACTCATTAGAAACAATAGAGGAACCCCTGAGATATTTAACGAATTAATGTTAAGAGATGTTAAAGGAGTTGACTCATTAATGTTAGATATGATAGGTGGCAAAAAATTAGACGAACCAAAAGAAGTTTTTCAAGTTAATGAGGGATTATTAAAAGATTATCGTGTTAATCAAAGAAGTCCTATAGAAGGTTTTCTATATGATTTAAGAGAAAACAACCCTGAAACTTATGGAGAGTACAGAGAGCCTCGCCAATTTATGCCTATAGCTGATAACAGAGCTAATGGTGGCAGAATAGGTAAAGCTGTCGGAGGTATCATGGACCTCGGTGGTAAAGAAAAAGATTATAGAAACACTGGTGGTTTTGTAGATTTAGGGGCCAAAGAAAAAGCTGATGACGTTCCGGCTAGATTAAGTGTTAACGAATTTGTAATGACAGCAGATGCTGTTAGAGGAGCAGGCGGTGGAGACATCGATAAAGGAGCAGAGATTATGGAAAATGTAATGAAAAATTTAGAAAAAGGTGGTACAATGTCAGAGGAATCTCAAGGATTACAAGGGGCTCAAGAAATGTTTAACGTTTCGGAAAGATTAAGCGAGGTAGTATAATGGCTGTACAACAAACACAAGCACTTCCACCACAATATGTAGAAGATCTACAAAGAGATTTTGGAACACAATTAACAGGAATGACGGCAACGCCGTTGGACACATCTAAATTTGCTCCAACTGTTGCTGGTCAAGATACATTACAAACACAAGCGGCTACTATGGCTGGAACTCAAGGTCAGGGTATTGGCGCATTTACTCCGTACATAACTCAAGCAGGAGCTTATTCAGGCCCATCAGCTTACTCAAGTTTCATGTCACCTTATCAACAAGATGTTATTGATACGACATTATCAGAGTACGATGATCAAGCTTCTAGAGGAATACAAAATATAGCTGACATGGCTAGTATGACTGGTAATTTAGGTGGTGGTAGAGAAGGTGTTATGAGAGCACAGTATCAAAATAAATCAGATTTAAACAGAGCTTTATTACAAGCTGGATTACAACAACAAGGTTTTACTCAAGCTAATCAATTAGCAAGTCAAGCGTTTAATCAACAACAACAATTAGCTGGTTTAGTTCCATCATTATACAGAGGAGACATCAGTACTTTAGGGTCAACGGGCGCGACTCAACAAGCACAAGCTCAAGCTCAACTAGATGCTACAAGAGAAGCAAATAGATTATCAGCTTACGAACCATATGAGAGATTAGGTTATCTTGGATCTGGGATTGCACAAATAGCATCGGGATTACCAGGACAATATCAATCTTCTGTAACACCTAACCCAACACCGTTGCAAACTGCACTAGGAATAGCGTCAGTTGGTGGAGGATTACTAGGAAATTACGGTGATTATTTAAGAGGAAAAAACACTTAATGAATAATTTATACAAAAGACCGATGTTTAGAAAAGGTGGATCTGCTGAAGGCGGAATTACATCTGGATTACAAAGACAAGGTTTTTCTACAGGTAAGTCAAGCAGACAAAGAATTATGGATGCTATGGGCACAGCCCCACCAAGAAGAAACTTCAATGATTTCTTAATTAACTTTGGTTTAGATATTGCATCTAGATCACCACAAGGAAATATTTTTCAAACAGCTGCATTAGCGGCCCAAGATCCTTATAAACAATTTGCTCAAAGAAGAGATGCGGATCAAAATTTAATGAGACAAGTTGGTATGGAAGCAGAGATTATGGATATCAACAAAGAAAGCGCAGCAGCTGCAGCTGAAGCGGAAAGAAAGTTTAAATCAAGTCAATTAGAGAAAAAAATACAAGCAGACAAAGAATTATATAATTTAGAGAGAGACAGTAGTATTGATAATTTAATTGCTTCTAGAGCACAGGATTCAATAGCAGACAATATTTATAATAATTATACTACGGCTAAGAACGAAGCAGATTGGGTTTTTAGAAAATCTAAAGAATATAAAAATATAGGTGGTGTATTAACCAAGAACCAAATAGCTGACAACAGATTTGCTAAAAAACAAGGAAAGAAAAATGGCGTAGGAAAAATTTATTATGATCCATTTAATGACAGAGTTATGCAAGTTGCTGTTGTTGAAGGCGAATATGTTTTAAAACAAATCGACGGCACAGAACAAATTACTGAACAAACAACAATCACGGAAAAACCAAAGTCATCAGAACAAGCTTATAAAGATAAGGTTAGTAAAGGTTTCAAAGAAAAAAGAGATAAACAATTAGAAGAAATTAGAACTAAATTTGATTTTTCTGATGAAAACGCCCCTGCAATTTAGGAGACTAAATGGCTGAAGATAATAGAAGTTTAAATTCTGCTGAAACAAATAATGAAACAAGTTGGTATAAAGCCTTTGGTGCTGGTCTAGTTTCAGGTATTATAAAAATACCAGAAGGTGTTGTATCTTTAGGAGCAGAACTCATTGACCTAGGAGCAGATTCAAATACAGCTGCATCTGTTGAAGAATTTTTTGATAACATGAATCCTTTTGAAGAAGTAGCAGAAGAAAGAACTATTGGTAAACTAACAGAAGCTATTACACAGATAGCTGTACCAGGTGGTATAGGTTTTAAAGCAGCTAATGCAGCAGCTAGAAAAATGGCAAATAGAGCATTAAGAGCTAAAAGAAAAAATGCTTATTTACAATTTGGAAAAAAAGGAAAAAGTCCTGATCAAGGAAATTTAAGGAACGCTCTTCAAAAAGTAAATGATTTAAATAAAAGATCTAAGTATAAAAGATTTGGTTTAGCTGTTACAGGAGGAGCTGTAGGAGAAGGTTTCGTAGTGGACACAGATGAAATAGGTACTTTTGGTGATATGTTTGAAGGACCTACAATGTTAAACAGAGACGAGAGTTTAAGTGGTAGAGAAGATGCTTCAAGAAAATTAATGAACAGATTTAAGTTTGGTACTGAGTCTTTATTTATAACACCTTTTGCTTTTGGTGTAGGGTCTACAGCAAAATCATTAGCTAAAAGAGGAAAAGAATTAGCTTATAGTAATTCACAATTTGAAAGATTTATAGATAAATATATTAGAGCACCTTTTAGTCCAAGAGGAAATTTACCAGAAGAAGTTTTTAAATCTGAAATGTTAAAACAAGGTTTAAAAACTAAAGATTCTTATAGAGCAAAACAACTTATATCAAACATAACAAAAGTTGTAGACGGTATATTTCCAGTAGCTCAAGAATTAAATGATAAAGCTATTAAGGCAAAAAAAGGTCAGTTCATGTCAGATCTTAATGATGTTCTTTTAGATGGAGATTTATCAACAGGTCTTAATCCTACAAAAGTTGAAAATCTTATTAAGAAATTAGAAGTTAAAGAGATTCCTAAAGAATCTCAAGCTTTATTATTAGATAGTTTAAATGCAGGAAGAAATGAATTAAACAATCTTGTAGAAATATTACAAAAAACTTCAAAGGGAGCAGGCAAAACATCTCAAGAAGAATTAAAAAATTTGTTTAAAAAAAGATTAGACGGTTACGTAGGCAACACTTTTAAAATTTTTGAAACTAAAAGTAATATCTTTAACCTTTTTAGAAAATACGAACCAACAGAACAAAGTTATAAAAATGCTATAAAAGTTTTTTCTGCTGGTGGTTCAAGAACCCAACAAGAAGCAAGACAAATTGTAGATCAAATTTTAACTCAAGCTCAAAATATGAAAAAGCCTAAACCGCTCCCTGACTTTAAGTACACTGCTAAATCAGCTGAAACAGGAAAATTACAAAGTGTAGATATAGGTTTAGGTGCGGATGCTAAAGGATCAACTGCTGAGAAGAGAGCATTAAGAGAATTATTTGGAGAAGTCAAAGACCCAAGATTTACTTTATTCAATGGTATTACAAACCTTTCCGCTTTGGCAAGAACGGCTGCTTATTTTTCAGAAGTAAAAGCTAAAAATGCTAGCGTACAGGCCAGAGGAGGAAAAGGTTTTTTTTGGGATAGTGCAGAAGAAGCAGCGGAAAAATTAAATACTAAAACTACAGGAATAGAGCTTGTTAATATGAATGAAGTTTTAGGTGAAATTGATGCCACTAAAAATTTAATTAATCCTTTATCCGGAACTTTTACCACAAGACAAATTGCTGAGGGTATCAAAGCATCTAACGATGTTATGGGAGCTTTACAAAGTTTTGTTAGAGGAGATAGAAAAATGAGTGGTGCAGAAGCAGCAGCTAGTTGGTTTTACAGAAATTTATTATTGTTTCCAAAAGGAATTTCACAAATGGCTAAAACTATTTTTTCAATCCCTACACACCTAAGAAACTTTTTTAGTGCAGGTGCATTTAGTGCAGCCAATGGTTTATTGTTTGAAGGATTAACTAATCCAGGTTTATTAAAAAGAGCTTTTCAACAAGGTATAGATGTATCAGCTTTATTAAAAGCTGGACCTGGATCTAAGATAGCACAAAAAGAATATCAAGATTTATTAGAATTAGGAGTAACTAATTCACAAGTTCAGTTAGGGGATCTTATCTCTCTATTAAAAGATACCAATGCTGGTGCAAGCATAATGGGAATAGATAATGTCTTAGGTCGTATGTTTAAAAAATTTAAAAAAGGTGGTGAATTTTTTCAAAGAAAATACATGGCTGAGGACGACACGTTTAAAATTACAAACTTTGTAGTAGAGTTAGATAGAATTATAAAATCTGCAGCTAAAAGAGCAGGTCAATCTGTAGATGATTTTAAAAAAACCCTTACAGAAAAAGTTGGACCCGATGGTCTTAAAATAAGAAATGAAAAATTATGGGCACTTAAGACAGAAGCAGCAAACATTGTAAAAAATACTGTACCTAATTATGCATTTGTGGGTGAGTTTGTTAAAACAGCAAGATTATTACCAGTTGGTAATTTTATGTCGTTTCCCTCTGAAATTATTAGAACTACAACTAACATTGCAGAACAAGGTATAAAAGAAATGAGTCACATACCTGCTCCAGGCGTAAGAGTTAAAGGAAGTAATTTAGGTTTAACAGTTAGAGAAGTTTTACAAGACGGAACTGAAAGAGTGGTTAAAAACAATGCTTTAACTGATGGTAGATTTGGAACAGGTTTTAAAAGATTAATGGGTATGAGTACAACTTTAGTAGGTGTACCTATTGCAGTAACAGAGGGAGCTAAAGCTTTATACGATGTTACTGAAGATGAAATAGATGCTATGAGAAGATTTGTTCCCGACTGGTCTAAAAACTCTACGCTTGTTCCTATTAAAGACGATGATGGAGATTTAAGATATATAGATTTTAGTCACAGTAATGCCTATGATTTAATGGCTAGACCATTTAGAACTTTAATGAATAACATACAAGAAGGTGAACAAGACGGAGATACTTTACTAAAAGGTTTTGTTGATGGAGCTATAGAGGCTAGTGGAGAACTTATGAACCCATTTATTTCTGAATCTATTTGGACACAAGCTTCGGTTGATTTAGTGCTTAGAAATGGACGAACAGCAGATGGTAGACTACTATACACGGACCAAACTTCTGCAGGAGATAAAATGGCTATTCGAATGATGCATTTAGGGAATGCATTAGCTCCTTCTTATAAACAATTTTTAAGAATAGGTTCTGCTGCGTTTGGAACTCCAGATAAAACTGGACAAGTTTTAGATATAGGACCAGAGCTAGCAGGATTTATGGGACTAAGAGCCATAAAGATAGATCCACAAAGATCAATGGGATTTAAAATAGCCCAATACCAAACAGGAATTAGAAATGCTAGAAGAGAATTTACTGGTGGTATGTTTGGACTATTAAAAGGTGGTCCAGTAAGTGAAGCAGACGTTATTGAAAGATACATTGCATCTAACAGAGCACGATTTGAAGTTCAAAAAGAAATGTATAAAACTTTAGAAGCCGCTCAAATCTTAGGAGAAACTCCTTCATCTTTACAACAAACATTTGCTGAAAGACAAGTTAGTTCTAAAAATTTTAACTATTTAAGTCAAGGAAGATTTGAACCTTATTTTCCTTCTAAAGATATATTAAGAAAATTTAGAGAGATAGCCGCAGGTATTGATGAAGAAGATCCATTTGCAGCAGCATCTGGAGAAGTAAGAGATCTTGCTAGAGGTTTTAAAGATTTAAATTTAGCTGACAGATTTAGAGGTTTTTCTACAGGGGGACCAGTTAACAGTGAGCCCCTTATTGGTGGTATTGATGCTGCTCTTCCAGCTTTAGTTGATATTAGAAATCAATTATCACAATTAGATTTAGATGATGAGTTTGGTGTAGATGTTTCGGAATACATTCCTGAAGAAACAAATATAGTAACACCTCCATTACCACCACAACCGCAACCAGTAGTAGATATAGCCCCAAGAACCCAACAAAAAGACCCAATTACTAACTTGACACGTACTGAAGAAGCGTTACTATCGCCCATGGAAAAAGTAATTGCTGGGAGAGATTAAATTACAATGAAATTATCAGCTAATTTTACATTAGACGAGCTTATTAAAAGCCAAGTCGCAGAAAGGAAGGGGATTAACAATAATCCTTCTCCTGAACAAATAGAGAATTTAAAAGCATTAACTCAAAATGTTTTGCAACCCGTTCGCGCAAATTTTGATAAACCTTTAATGATATCTAGCGGATTCCGTTGTGCTCAGCTGTG